TGATCCTGCCCGCCACGCGCCGGGTCAACGCCGACGGCTGTCAAGAAACCCATGCGGCCATCTGGTCGCCAGCGTTCCTGCGCCGCCTTGATCCACGCGGTCGGCACAATCTGGTATGGGTCGTCAAATAATCCTGACGACCACTTGCCATCTTTCAATTGTGATCGCCAGGGTTCGGGCAGCGCGTTCAACTGTCGGCGATATTCATCTGGTAGGTGCGGATTATCTTCTAGTCTAGCAGCGATAAACGTGCGGGATAACGCGTCTGGATCGTCGGCTGTCGTTTCGATATCGCGGCCGTCTTTGTCAGGCTTGAACCAGCGCACTTCGCCGGGCTGTGCGGGATTGGGATAACCTTCGTCCAGCCATGCGGCCCACCGTTCCATCACCCAATCGTTGCCTTCGTTACCGGGGTTAGTGCAGGCGACGATGCGCACTCGCTGGCCGGTAGAGGTTGTGCGGGCGCGGGAAGCCATGTACTGATACTGAAACTTGGTGAACTGCGTAACTTCATCGAAGCCAATCAGATCGTATTCAGCCGACTGGAAATTGTATACATCGTTTTCTTCTTTGAGATGGCCGAACTCAATACGCTGCGTGCCAGCGTCCAGATTCCAGACGTGCTTACCAGCATTATATGCGTTGCGGTCGCCGTACAGTTCGACGGAACGTAGAATCAGCGAGCGTTCCAGATCGGGAAATGTGCGGCGCAGCAGAATCACGCGGCGATGATAAAGTCGTGCTAGCGCGACCAGCAAATCGCTTTTCCCACCACCAGCCGCCCCGCCATATAGTGTTTCAAAGGCAGGCGTTTCTAGCGCCAGCTTCTGCTTGGGCAGCGGCGACCAGTCCAGACGCGCTTGCCGCGACTCAGTTTCAGTCGCCTGCTTCTTCTTCAGCGCTAAAAGAGCTTGTGCCCTCAATTGTAAGAGGGTCAGCTGCTGCTCCTGCCGCTGCGCCCGACTTGGTTTCGCTGGCTGCGCCGAGGACGAGCGACGGGTGTTCGCCTGCGGCGATGCGTTCGAGTTGCTCAATGGTCAATTTTTCCAAATTCACATTCAGATTGAACGTCTCACCCCGTTCAATGTAGCCGCGCTTGCGGCCCTGCGTCTTCAAGAAAAAACATACGGCCCACGAATCGCCCGCCAATACGCGCCGGTACAACGACGATTCGGCCATGTCCAGCATTTCTTCGCGCGTCGTATGGACAATCTCGCGCAGTTCGTAGTCTTCTTCAATACGTCTGGCTAACGAAAAACGCGAAATGCCCAACGACTTCGCCACCGCGGCAATGTTGCCGTTCAGCCGCTGGATGGACTCGATCAACTGGTCGCGATCTACTTCTACCTTTTCAGCCATGATTACACCACCAACTCCGGCTCAATCCCAAACGAAGACTGAAAACGCTCCAAGATCAAGGCGCAATAAGCCGGAGCTAATTCAATGGCATGGCAGGTGCGCCCCAACTTTTCACAAGCACACAACGTCGTCCCCGTACCAGCAAATGGCTCCAAGACGTGCCCAGACTCGGTCGTGAAACGACTGATGAACCATAACGGTAACTCCAATGGGAAAACCGCCCGGTGCACGTCCGCATATGCATTGCGACCACCCGTCTCAAGATTTACGACATTGTCAATCGTGCCTCTAAATTCAGACGCCCCTAGCATGCGCGTGCCAGATGCCGAAAATACATATACAAACTCAAACCGCGAATTCAAGACGTTCGACTTCATCGCCGGTTGCGCATGCCCCTTGTCCCAGACCATGATCTCCGCTAAATGCTCACGTAAATGATGCTGATAATCAATAAGCGCTAGCTTGTTGCCAGAAACTAACTGTAAATTCACAAATACAAAGTCGCTGTTCGCTAACGAATGCTCCGTGAAGGCCGTGAGTAATCCCAAATACTGATCCGCTGTCTTCGCATCCGCCTTCGCATCCGTGTACTTCTGCTGATACTTCAACCCCGTATCAATGCCCAAATTGTACGGCGGACTCGTAAACGTCATCTCGGCGTGCGCACCTTGCATAACTGAACTATAGGACTCCGGCAACATGCTGTCACCACAATATAACGTGTGACCACCTAACCGCCATAACTGCCCCGCCTCAACCGGCCAACGTGCTAAATACTCCGCCGTACGGTCTACATCCAACTCCACAACACCAGATGCATCTACATCCCGATCTAAATATAACCCCGCCCGCCGCGCTGTGTCCGCCAACATCGACTGCACCGCCACATCCCCCGATGATACCTCAGACAATAAAGCATCTAATGCCTCAACATTCGTCTTCTTCATCATCCCCACAGGATCGTGCGTCGCTAAAGCGTAATCCGCCTCCGCATCCGTCAAATCCAATACCGTGCACGGCCACGCCCGACTAGAATCCAACGACTTGCGCAAATGCCCGTCTATCGTTACATACGCACCACCAGCACGCTCAGACTTGTAAACCAATAACTCATCAATAATGCCCAGCTCAGACAATATGCCGTGTAATGCCTTAGCCTGTTCACTAGGATGATCCCACGCCTGACCAGGATGATCGCGTACCTCACTAGGCAACAACTCAATGTGGTCTATAATCCGGTTGCGTACACCCGATAAATCAAATGACTTGTTCGACATATAAACGCACCTCAATACTATCTTACCAACTTACACGCTAACCGTCAATACTATGTAATAACGCTACACAATGGCTGATCTATATGGTTTTTTGGAAAATTTTGACGACGAATTACATGAATAATAAGTAAAACCAAATCGGAAATGTAAGACGATGCTGAATCGTGCGGTGTGGTGTGTGAGCAAGGAAACGTTGGCGTTGACATAAGGGAGAATGGAAAAAATGCGGTGCGAGACGAGTGAGGGTGAGCTAATATTTTAGCACACATGTCCCAGATTTTTTGTGACAAATAAAGACTACTAACTTGACAATAACGCGTAGTAAAACGTTTTACGCAGGTCATTTTGCAACAATATCTTCGGAAACAGAACATACGTCCTAGTTGACTTTGGTTACGTTTCGTGTTATATTGTACTCAGAACGAAAGAGAAAACCGAAGCGCAGCAAGGATAGTCACAGAACCACTACACCGTCCTTCGGACTACCGCACCTTAACAATCTAGGGGGATCAAAATGGAAACTCAAGTCATGAAGTCCGTTCCGGAAGCAGTCGAGTCATGGTTGGTCGCATGTGGGGAACGGGGTATAGAACCCCGCCTCACAGGCGATAAGACCCACATTGTTCTCCGCGCTGGAGACGTCGGCTACCGGCTGGAAGGGTACGTCATCCCGGAAATCAAGGCCGTCATGGAAGCGTCGTACAAGGATGACTCGCGGTGGTTCGCTATTGGCAGCACCCGTAATGGGTACTCCAGTTGTTTGTACCTTCTCCGGGTCGCCGACGGCGTGTCCGCCACCGTCACCAAGGCCGACGGCAAGGGCAAGGCCCGCACCACCAAGACCAAGGAATCAGACGTTGACCGCCTGACCCGCATGGCCAAGGAAATCGCCGAGCAACTGGAGAAGGCCAAGGTCGCTGCCCATGAGGCAGCCGTCAAGGCCGCCCGCGAGTCCCTGGCCGCGAAGAAGGAACAGGTCAAGACCCTGCTCGCCGAGGTCGCCGCAATGGAAGCTCTGTTGGCCGAGGAAGACGCCAAGGCAGCCGCCGCCGAGGAAGACGCCGCCGAGGACGCCGACGCATAGCACAGAACAATTGAACCCTAGTAACAATTGAATATTTGGTACAACGACCCTAGCACGTATCGAGGGATAGGTGCTAGGGTCATTCTCATTACTGAACATGAGGATGATGTGGACAACCCGTCCACCGCATCCTCATGGCCAGTAACCATGACCATGACCGACTCACGCGGCTTAGGGATGAGCGCACGCCGCGTATGGGCCTGACCCGCCCCACGGGTCAATGGATGACCGGCTCGTAGCCGCCTACACCCGTACACTGGCGCACCGACGCGCTAAGCATGAGGCAAGCGGCGAATGGAAGAATCCGGCATGAAGCAGCCATACGGATAGCCGTGCATGGGAGCGGCAAAGAAGGATGGGCTGGTTCTGGTAACGGTCCAGGATCACCACCGCATGAGCGACTGATTGGTAGCGGGTCGCCACATGATAGCAGGGAAAAACCAGCATCGCGAGTCCGTCTGTGTTTTCGCAGAACCATCGTCATGAATAACGACGGTAGGGCGCAGCCACCCAGCTGAACATCCACCACGTAAGTCTCCCCTCACTTGACCGCTGTCCGACCATTGGCACAGATAGGGGCAGTAGCAACCGCTGGCTGATCGCGTATCCAAGCGCCTCTCGCAGTCCCACGGAGTGACAAGCGGTCGTAAGATGCGAACCCCCTACCGGCACGTCATCATGATACCCATGATCTCCACGACCGGCGCATGAGAAGATGTAGCGAATCGGACATGCGAGCCAGCAATTAGCCTTTATCGTGTAAGGTTTGCCGCTTAGTCGAACCAACCACGGTTTTACGAGAACGCTATCTGGACACAACCGCTTGTTTGACGGTTGCGTCCAGTCCGTTACCGAAAAACGGTGCGTTGTGTGACTTTTTTTACGTAAGAGCATGGCACGGGCGAGGGCAACTGTATAGCCGTATACCAACACAGTCATACGGTTATGTTGTCTTACTGCGAACGATTCCCAATAACGGCGACAATTCCACAAGTTTCCACAAGTTCT